TTAATTTTTCTACAAAGTTACGAAAAAATTTGTGTTCGGCAAAACATCACTCAACAGCGTAATAATCATTTGAATACCGAAGAAAGTTTTTAATGTCGTTTTCGGTAAAACTTTCACTGTACTCAGCACCTTGTGGGTTTGAGCGATATTTACTAACTAATTTGTTGTGTTCACGAACTCTAATCGTGTAAGTTTTTTCGCTTCTATTGAACGAAATTGAATAATTAAGTTTTCTTTTCATAAAAATTTTTGCCCGTCAAGCCGGTAGCGCAGCGTTTGGTTGTTTATGCTGTTAATTTAAAATCATTTTGCCAAGTGCCTACATACATATTCAGATAAAACCAAGTATCAAAATAGTCTATCATACCGTCGCTATCATCGTAATTGTAAGAGTTTGCAAATTGTGCAATTTTCTTAAACATTTCTTTGCCGTGTTCGTTGAGCATTTTGTCTGAATCTGAAATATAATGCCCTAACTGCAAATAAAATGTTCTTGCTTTGCCTTGTTCGGTTCTTACATCTCGGTCGCTTTCTAACACAGCAACATAAAAACTGTTGTAATCTGTTTTTCTTACTTCAAATTTGCAGTTAGCAAATTCTTTTTTGCAAAATTCTCTGATTTTGGCAGCAATTTCTTTTGTGCCTAATTTGCTATCAAAATTTGCACCCTGCCAACCGTTTGGCGTGTAAAAGTTTTTTGTTTCATTCGTTTTCATATTCAAAATAATTATTTTCTTGTTATCATTCTGTTAAACTTGTATCTTACAATGTTGTTTACTTCGTCTGTTTCGCATTCGTGAAACCTAAAATCAAGAAGCATTACAACATTCATTAGTGTAGTTTCGCCATTGCTGATTTTGTCGCAAAGAAGTTCGTACAATTCGGCGGCTTTTTGTTGGATTTTTTTGTTGTTCGTTTTCATAATTGTAAATTTTGATTTTTTAATTGATTATTTTTTGTACCTTTGCAAAATTAAAAACCATTCGCGAGAAGTGCTTTTTACACTTCTCGCAGGTTGCTACCTTTTCAGTTTAATAATCTCAAAAGAGATTGTAAATTGAAATTTGCCAACCCTCAATGAAACGGTTAATTTCATAGCAAAATGGTTTTTTTTTGACAGGTTTAAGCCTGTCGGCTTTCGCTGCACTATTGCAGCCTTGCGGTTAAGTGTTGGTTGCATTTAACCGTTTTTTTTTCAACAATTCAAAGAACTATTATATCTTGTAATGTTATTTTTATACTGCAAAGATAATACATATATTATAAATACGCAAGTTAAATAATCTTAAAATATAATTTGTCAGATTATTATTTGCATTATATATAATTTATATGTAATTTTGCGCCTTGAATCAAAATATAACTTATATGTTACGAATAAAAGAAATATGCAAAAGCAAGGGGATTACAACAATACAACTTGCTAATGAGATAGGAATGTTACAGCCGTCTTTGAGTAGAATAATAAACGGCGGAAATACAACCGTTGAAACATTGCAAAGAATTGCCAATGCGCTTGATGTTTCAATGGGTGAACTTTTTACACCAAATCATTTTTCCGATTTTGCTGCAATGGTCAATAATCGTGGGGAATTGAAGTATTTTAATTCTGTGAATGATTTAAAAAATTATCTCGAAACGCTTGAATAAAAAAAAGTTTTTACAAACTTTTGAAAAGTTTTTCACAAAATCCTTTGTAGTGATTGAAATTCAAACTATATTTGCAGAAAATTTGCAAGTATGGTAAGAAAAAGCGGCGTATTCGATAATAAAAACGAAACCGTTGTAAGGTGCAAACAGTGCGGACAGTTTGTAGCAGCAATAAAGCCGCGACTTGAAAACGGATTTTCAGTTTTTGTGTTTTGCAAAAATTGCAAAGCAGGAAACGACACAAACAATTATTAAGTAATAAATATAATTTAGCCAAAGGCTACAACCCTATTTTTTAGGGCGGTAGCCTTTTTTAATAAAATTGATATGAAAGACAAAATACTCGAAAAACTAAAAAGCGAATACGCTTCATTAGGGTTATCAAAAGAAGTATTGTCGGCTTATGCCGAAACACTCGCAGGGTTAGGATTCGTTACAGACGAAAACATTGAAACTGCAATCAAAGGACAATCCGCAGCACTCAAAGCGTTTCAAAGTCAAATCGACAGCGCACGCACCGAAAAGCAAAAAGCGGAACAAAACGCAATCAATCTTCAAAAAGAAATCGAAGCGTTAAAAGAAAAAGGGGGCGGCGCAGACCCGAACCCAAACAAAGCATTAACCGCCGAACAAATTTCGGCTTTAATGCAGACCGAACTTGCAAAGTTTCAGGAAACCCAAAGCAAAACCAAAGAGGCAGAGGAAGCGAAACAAGCAAGGGCAAACAAAATTCTTCAAACTGCCAAAGATTTGGGGATTGCCGAATGGCGAATAAAAGAGGGTTTTGTTATAGCTGAAAATGCCGATGACGAAACAATCAAAACCACGCTCGCGACAATCAAACAAAATATGACTACGGCAGGATTGGAGCAAGCCACAGCCTTTCCGCTATCAACGTCGAAAAACTTTATCGACGAAGATGCAAAGGCTTATGTTGAATCATTAAAAAAGTAAAATTATGGCTATTGTAGCAAGAGAAACCACAAAAATTCCGGGCGGAATGCCAAAGTTTTGGCGCGGTGAAGCCAAAATGCTTCCGGGCGGATACAGAGTTTTGAATATGCCGCCTGTTGGTACGGTTATCGACAGAGGTGTATTGGTATATGCCGACACTTCAAAATTGGAGTGCCGATTGGTTGCTACCGTGAAAGCCGTTGAGAATATCGACGGAACAACGCTCGCGGTTGCAAAAGGTGCGTTTGTAGTTGTAGGCTCTACTTTGGGTAAAGCCACAGGCACAACTGCAAATGTTATGGCAATAGACACAAGCAATTCAGATAAGGACATTTTGACATTATCGGCAACGATTGCAGGTGTTGTTGCAGGCGATATTTTGTTTGACAAAACAAACGAGCCTAACGCGGTTGTAGGTGCTGTTTTCACAGTTGAAAAAGCCACGCGGAACGTAATCGACCTCGCTTACGAGGCAAATGTACTGAAAGACATTGCCGCGCCCGTTCCTGCCACTTGGCTCGACGGTGGTATGTGTCTGAAAAACAATCACAGTATCAAATATTTTAATCAATAGAAAGGAGTATAAACTATGAGCGTTTTATATAGTTCAGTATTTGGCGACCTCACAAGAGTTGTGCAGGCTCGCATTGATGCCGCTTCGCAGGCGCAGGTAAATTTGTTTGGTCAAACCTATTTTCAAGACCGTTTGACTTGGGACACTCCGAGCGTTGGTTTGAATTTCGAGGAGTTGATTGGCAAATACGACTTGGGAATTACCGCCGCCACCGTTGGCGATGCCTCGAAAGAGCCTGTAAGAGGACACAAAGGATTGGAAACATTGGCAGAGCGAGTGTTTAAACACGCGCACACTTACCCGATGACCATTCAGGAATATCGTAAAGTATTGCAGTTGCTCGACAGCCGCGTATTGAGCGATACGCAAGTGAAAAACGAACTTATCCGCATTATGTGGGGAACGGTTGCCGATGCCGTAAATGGCGTAAATTCAAAACTCGATATGATTTTCTTGGGCGCGTTGAGCAACGAGGGCAAATTCGAGTTCAATGCAAAAAACAATCCCGAAGGCGGACTTCAAGGCGTTGTGGATTACAAAATGCCGACCGAAAACAAGTTTGATGCAAAAATCAAATGGACGGCTGCAAACAGTGCAACGGTTGATGTGTTTGAAGACTTGCAAGCGATGCAGGAAGCATACGCCGACAAATCGCCGATTGCCGAAATTTGGTTGTCGCAAAGCAAGTTGAGTTACATTCTGAAAAACAAGGCTATCAAGCAAGTGATTTTCGGAACGGACAGAACAAACTCGCCTTTGCTTGTAAGTGGTTTGAATGAGTTTATGCAGTTGAACGGTATGCCAACATTCCGCGTAATACGCAGGCAAATTGGTGTACAAGATATGTCGGGTGCTGTAAGTCCTTACACGCCGTTTAACGGAAAAAATCTTGTATTTGTTCCCGAAGGCAATTTGGGCGTTATCAAAAATGCTTTTGCCGATAGCGAATTAAGACCGGAGCCGGGCGTTGCCTACTCAAATTCAGGTCGAATCCGAATATCGCAATGGGGCGTTGGCGAAACGCAAGGCTCAAACGGCGTTGAATTTACGAAAGCGGAATCACTTTCGTTGCCTGTTATCACTGCAATCAACGGTATTTATTCACTTAAAACCGAAGATTAACCGTGAAAACCTACGGAGAATATATAATGGAATGTTTGGGCGGATTTGGTTTCAAATCCTCTCAAATTTCCCTTATGCTCGAAATGCGCAATCTGACTGAAAATGACGAGGCAGATTTTGAGCAAGCCGATTTAGCAATGTATTACGGAGTGTTGATTTTTGCAACAAAAGCAACCACTTCCGAGAGCGAGGGCGATATTTCAAACTCGTTCAAAAATAACATTGAATTTAAAGATTGGTATTCTCTGTTGGCGGCGCGACTTGGCAAAGCGGATTTACTTGCCGAAATTTCGCAAAGTTCAATAACCGATATGAGTGATATTTGGTAATGCTCGACAAACGCCCACACATATTGAAGTACCAAGTGCTGACCGACGGTTACGAAGACAATGACGGAAATTGGATTGCCGGAAAGTCTGAATTTGTCGGCGAGATACCTTGCCGAGCCGTACCGAACGGAAAAGCAGTCGAAAGGCTTTTTGAAGATGGCAAAACCTTTGTCTATTCGCACACGATTTATTTAGATTGCGATATTGAAATAAAATTCTTTGCAGGCGAATTAATCCAAGTGTTTGACAGCAAAGGGCGCAAACTTCTCGAAAAGCCGATACACGGAAATCCCGAATACAGGCAGTTAGGTGCGAAAATTTATGTGTAATGAAAATAAAGTTAGACACTTCGGTAGAAGAAATCGACGCTTTTTTTCAGAAAGAAGCAGAACGGTTGGATAAACTTACAATCCGTATGCTTGCGAGGCTTGGCGAAATGTGTGTGAACGAGGCGCGAGACCGACCGTCGGAAGACAGTTGGAACGACCAAACAGGCAACTTGCGCAGTTCAATCGGTTATGTGATAGTGCGCGATGGCGAAATCATATCGCTCATAGGATTTGCGCAGGTAAAAGACGGCAAAGAGGGCAAAAAAACAGGCAAAGCACTTGCATTGGAATTGGCAAAAGCACATTCGAGCGGTTACGCTTTAATCGTAGTAGCAGGAATGAATTATGCCGAATATGTCGAAGCAATGGAAAATAAGGTTGTGCTTGCATCTGCCGAACTTTTTGCGATAAACGAACTTCCTAAAATGTTGGTAAAACTCGAACAGCAAATTAACAAATGAAATCAGACGGAAAAATAAAAACCGATGTATTTCGAGTTATCAAAGGCTCTGCGCTCGAAAAAGCCGTAACAGGCACATTGAGCAAACGCGGTCGCCCTGCAAACTCCGATTTGGAAGATATTGTTGTTTCGATTCTCGACAATGGAAGCGGACAAATGCAATCTGCTTTCGTAAACGTAAATATCTATGTCGCCGATATTCAAGACAAAACAGGCGCGTTTGTAATAAACGACCTGCGCGTGGACAAATTATGCGATTTGGCTATTGACTTACTCGAATCTTACAACGGCGGAACATTCCGCTTTGAAATTAACAAGCAAAGAGTAATGAAAGTAGAGGGCAAAAACGAACATTTTATAAATAACAAACTGCTTTACAAGCAGTGTAACGAATAAAAAAATATTGTTATGTCAGACGTAAAAATATCTTGGGGAAAGCCCAAAATCGAAGTAAAAAAATTCGGTGCAACCGGTACGCGACAAACATTTGCTACACCGGTAGTTGATAGCACTACGCTATCTGTTACGAAAGGCACGAAGCTCGAAGCAAAAATCGAAGGCGGAACAAACGAGGCTGTAAAGTATCAGGCAAACACCTATACTTTGGAGTTTAAAGTTCGCCAAGTAGATGGTCGTACCGACCCGATTGTTGAAGTGGACGGAATTGTGGCTGACGAATACGAAGTGCGTGTAACTCCCGAAAACATTAATGCGCTCGGATTACAAATAGACCGCGCAGCAGTAAGCGTAAGTACCGAATACACAGCAGCCGAAGGAATTGTGAAAACATATACCTTTGATGTGCTGCAACCCACAACCGGTGCGCAGGTAAAATTGCAAAAAATTACCGGTGCGTAAACAATTTCAGATTTCAAATTTCAGATTTCACAAAAACGGAATCTGAAATTTGAAATTGATAATTTGAAATCGAATTGTATGACTGCACAAGAACGCGCTATCGAAATGGCTGTGTCCGATGCTATTGTCGAAAAGCCAATCCGGTTTAATGTCGGCAGAAAGAAGTTTGCTGTTTATCCGCCAACATACGGAAAAATGCAGATTTTGGCAAAGTATTATTTGGCACTCGAAATTGACGAAAACGCATTGCAAGTCGAGCCGCATTTGGAAACATTCCGACTGTGTGAATCGAAAACCGACACCGTTTGTACGCTTATGGCGGTTGCTACTTTCGATAAAAAAGAGGATTTGCTCAATGACGAACTGATTGCCGAGCGTGCCGAATTTTTCAAATGGAACACAAACCCAACGGATTTTAGCACAATACTCATTGCCTTGCTCACACAAACGGATTTTGTAAATTTTACAAACTCTATCAGATTGACAAAGATGTTGCGGATAAACAAGCCGAAAACGGAAAAGTGAGCGCGTCTGGTAGAGTAATTGGTGGTCGCTCACTTTGGGGCAATACTTTTCACTTGTTAATGAAAGAATTTGGCTGGACATTGGATTATATCCTTTGGGGTATCAGTTTTCAGAACGTTCAAATGCTACTTTCAGACACGATAGATTATTTCAGCGATACCAAAGGAAACAGCACGAAAACAATCAGCGCAGATGACGAAACAAACAATGAATTAATACAACAACTTTTCGAGAAATAACTCGTAATTTTTAACTGTTTATGGCAGGACTTCACTATAAAATATCAGCCGATAATGCCGACTTCAAACGCAAGTTAGAAGAAAGTCGGCATGCTATTTTGAATAGCGGACGAACTGCCGAAGAAACTTCCGAGCGCGTCAGCGCATCAATCCAACGCCAAACCAACAGCGTTGATTTACTCACAAAATCATTTTTAGCACTTGGCGGCGCGGCTGCGCTCACAGGTTTTGCGCGTCAAGTATTCAATATCCGTTCGCAGTTTCAAGACATTGAAAGTTCGATGACTGTTTTTCTCGGCTCTGCCGAAAAAGCACAAAAGCACGTGCAGGAACTGTTGGACTACGCATATTACAATATGTTTGAGTTCAAAGATTTGACCGTTGCAAGTTCGCAGTTACTCGCCTTTGGGAACGACGTAGAATCAGTTATACCAATCATTGACAAACTATCGAACATTGCAGCCGGAACGAAACAGCCGCTTGGCGAACTCGTCGATTTGTACAACAAGGCTAAAAGTATGGGCGTTGTGCAAGCGCAACATTTGCAAAGTTGGGCGCGACAGGGAATTGTGATTACCGACGTACTCAAAGAAATGGGCGTTGAGGTCGATAGGAGCAGCATTAAGTTTGAGCATTTGGAAATGGTGCTTGATAAGGTTACAAGCGAGGGCGGTCGCTTCCACAATCTTATGGAAAGCCAAATGCAAAACCTGTCTGCAAGTTGGGGGCAATTACAGGACAATTTGCAGGTAATGTTCAACGAAATCGGCAAAAAAACACAGGACACAATGAAAGGCGCGATTGACTTTGCCGGTGTGCTGGTTGATAATTACGAGAAAATAGGGCGTGTTATTTTGGGATTGGTTGGCACTTATGGTGCGTATCGGGCGGCGATAATTGCTGTGAATGCTGCAAAAGCGTTAAATGTAAATTTAACGTATATGTCGGCACTTGCAGGAAAAAACCTAACAATAGCGCAAGGAATAGGTGCAATCGCTACAATGACTTGGCAAAGAGCAATGTCCCTATTGAACAAAACAATGATGGCAAATCCGTTTGTTTTTGTTACTACGCTTGTTTTCGGACTTGCGACCGCTATTTGGGCATTGCGCGACCGCACAGACGCAGCCACAAAAGCACAAGAAAGACACAATGAAGCAATGAAAGCAGCCAAAGAAAGGCGCGACGGCATTATTTCAAACGGAAACCAACTGATAAGCACCATAGAAAGCGAAACAGCCACTATTTACGAACAAATAGAGGCGTGGGAATTACTAAAAGACAGTTTACCGCAAGGAGTTAGTTATCAGGATTTTTTAAATATGAATCCGAATGAACGGCGCAGAATGTTGAAAGATGAAACGGACAGAAGAGCGTTAGAAGATGAGGCAAAACTTTATGAAAAATTAATACAATTACAAGAGCGATACCTTAACCCAAGCACAAACAATCGGAAGTTAATAAAAGAAACAAAGGATTTGCTCGAATTAACAGGTGTAAAAGGTTTTGAGAATTTTAGAGATGAGGTTAATTTTAAATTACAGGCATTAGATACCGAAAAACAAAAACGCGCCGAAATTGCCGAACAAGCAAGATTTCAAGCCTTGTCAGACGAAGATAAAAAAAAGGAATTGCAAGCGCAGATTGATTTATTGGAAGAACAGAAACGAGAGATTGAAAAACTTATTCCGGAAAGTAAAAGTTTCAAAGATGAATGGGAAGCAGTCAATCCATTTGTGCAGGATTTGATTACTCGGTTTAATTCTCTTAATCAAGAAATTGTAGGAATAAATAACACAATAAACGCCATCAATACAGGTGGCGGATTGAGTTTCGGAACGGCGTTTAGTGAGGCAGAAAAAGCGTGGCGTGATGCCGAAAAGGCTTTTGAAGATGCTTTGAAAAACAAAAACAATTACACAGTCGATGAATTTAACAGACTAAAAACCGCTCGCGACGAGGCAAAGAAAAAATTTGAAGATTTAAGCGGCAACACTTCTAAAAAGGAAATAAAACAAGTAAAAGACAATTCCGAACAAATCGCACGCCTTATACTCGACGCGGAACGCGCTTTGAACAATGCAAGATTAAGCGAAATGCAGGACGGCAGAGCAAAACGGATAGAGCAAAACCGACTTGAATTTGAAGAAACTATCCGACAGATAGAAGAACAGCGCGCAGCACTCGCAAGACTGCGAAAACTCACACCGCAAGAAGAACAGGTTTTTCAAGAACGGACAGATATTGCAGTTAGAACATTCGGCACAGACGGCACCGGCGGAACGCGCCGCGAAGAACTTGACCGCGACTACGAGCGTCAATACGCCGATATGTTAAAGCGTATGACCGATGCACTTCTGCACGAAGAAGACCGCCGCAAGCAAGCGATTACCGAGCGTTTTGAGCACGAGCGCAGCGAGGCGCAAAAAATGTTTGAGCGCGGTGAAATAACCGAAACGCAGCGCGATGAAGTTGTAAATAAAGCCAACGATGCCGAACAAAAAGAACAGTTAAACCGCATTCTCGAAAATGTAACCGATTTCAAACGGCAGGAAGCCGATATTCGCGAGCGGTTTGATAAATTGATTGCCGATGAAGCCGTTGCCGGAAACGAAGAACTGATTGCTTTGCTCACAGCACAGCGCGAAAAAGCATTGAGCGAAATTCAAATGTCAATGTTGCAGGAAAATGAGGCGTGGAAAGGATTGTTTGACAATCTCGAAACTTTGACCGCAAGCAGCATTGATAATCTGATAGCCGACATTGAAAAACTGTTGGAAAAGAAAAGAGAAAATCTTACCGAGCAGCAACTCAAACAAATCAATGCCGAACTCGCACGCGCACGCGCCATTTCAGCCGAATTGCAGGGACAAAATCCGTTCAAAGGATTTATCAAAAGTACCGAAGAGTACATTCAGAAACTACGCGAACTGCGCGAGGCAAAAGCCAAAGGACTGAATACCGTTGAACTTCAAAAAGAAGTCGCTGCATTAGCCAAAAAGATTGAGGAAGATTTAGGCAAAGCAAATCAGATTGTCGGTGCGCTTGGCTCTGCTTTTGCTTCCATTGCAGGCGATTTGGGCAACGATGCTTTGGCTCAAAAAGCGCAGGCACTTACACAAATCGGCACAGGCGCATTGAGTGCCGGAAGCGGTATTGCGAAACTCGCAGGCGGTGATATTGTCGGCGGCATTACCGACTTGGCAAAAGGCATTGCCGATGTTGTAAAAGGAATCAGCGGAATGAGCGATGCCAAACGGCAAAAGAATATCGAGGCATTGCAAAAAAACATTGACGCGCTCGACGACAAAGTACAAAACCTGCGAAAGTCTTATCAGGAACTCGGACGGCAAGCCGAACAAGCATTTGCAGCACAAAAAGCAGGCATTATCGACCAACAAAACAAAAATCTCGAAGCCGAGCGCAAAGCACTTGAAAAACAGCAAGCCGAAATTCGCAAGCAGATAGAACAGGAAAAAGGCAAAAAGAACGGCGACACAAGCCAATTTGATTCGCAGTTGCAGGCAAACCAACAGCGTATGGAAGAAATCCAACGCCAAATGGAAGAAAACGCACAGGCAGCGCGAAACGCCATTGTCGGCACAGATATAAAGAGCGCAATCAATGAATTTGCCAATGCTTATGTCAATGCGTGGCAGCGTGGTGAAAAAGCCGCCGAAGCAAGCGCAAATGTGGCTAAAAACATTCTGAAAAATGCCCTTGCAGAAGCAATGAAGCAGGATTTGGCAAAAGATATTGAGAAACTGCACGCTCAAATTGCAAATGCGATGCAAGACGGCAGCATATCCGATGCCGAGCAGAGAATCATTGATGATATGGTTGCTGCTCTTGCTGCACGCGCCGAAAAGTGGGAAAATGAAATCCGTCCGTATCTCGACGATTTAGACAGTACCCGAAAAGGCGTTACCGGCGAATTGCAGCAAGCAATGACAGAGGGAACAGCCTCGCAATTAGTCGGCTTGTGGAATATGACGGCAATGGATATTCGCGACATTCGTAATTATTTGCTTGGCGGTTTAGTGCTTGGAACAAACGACAGCACAGTAAGTTTTTCGCCTGCCGAACTGTATGCAATGATGCAGACTTGGCGCGAAATATCCGCCAATACTCGCGAAACCGCAGACAATACCGAGCGAATCATATCCGAAACGCGGAATGTTGCAAACGAGGTGCGCGATTTATCAAATGAAATGCGAATGGCGAATGTCGGTAGAATGTAGAGACGCAATGTTTGCGTCTCGAAAATGTTACAAATGTTACACATAAAAAAAAGAGCAATGGAATTGAAAAAAAACATAATAGAAATGGCGTGCAGTCGGAATGCCTGCACTTCGGGAATCGACAAGTTGATGCTTGCAAGCCATCAGCAGGAATTTATCGACCTGTATTTTTCGTATATTGATTTCTGTTTGGCGCGAAAAGTGCCGAGCAATGATTTTATCAAAAAGCATTTCGGAAAGGATTTACTGATTGCAAACGGAATTTACATTGATAAGCAAGAAATATCGGTAAACAATCCGAAACGCACGGCAGTTGTCGGCGAAAGTAATCTTACTTTGAATTTCGACGATTACGCAGTCGGTCGCGTTTATGTGGCTGATAATTCCACAGCAACTATCAATGCAGGCAGAAACGCATTTATCG